AGTGCCTGAAGAACCAGGACAAAGAAGGTGCCGCCACAAAGCCGTGGTTTTTCATCTGTTGTCACTGTTTTTCTCTCCAAATTTTCAAGTCGAACCTTAAGAACCTTACGAACTATAGCAGCCGACCTACCGAACGATTGGATGGCTCTTGTGAAGTAGTCACAGGGGCTAATTGGCTTCTGGCATCGGCTCGATATATAGGTTCCGTGGTTCGTGGTAATTCCAAGTGTTTCCCACTAATTCCTATTATATCGAAATAGTCAGTAAAAATCAATCTGCAAATACTGACAAACGATGAACGACCTATGAATTTTCCCCCTGCGATTGCTCACAAACAGCAAATCACAGGAGGAAAAATTTATGTCAAAAGAAGTAAAGCAGTATTTCATCTACATCCGTAGCACCGGTGAGAAGGTTCCGGTCACAAAGGAGCAGCACGATTCCTTCTATAGAGAAGCGTCCCGCATCCGTGACAAGGAACAGAACCACGGCAGATGCATGTGCCCTTACCGCTTCATCTGGAAGTGTGACGGCGATTGCGTCGGCTGCGAGTATCACGCGGCGGGTGACACCCTTTCTCTGGATGTGCCTAACCCGGACGGCAACGGCAGCATGTACGATTACATCCCGGACGAGAGTCCTTCTATGGAAGATGTGATTGCTGACCGTCAGCTTCTTGAGCAGCTCTTCGCTCGTCTCCGTGAACTTGATCCCGAAGCGGATACCATTATCCAGCTTTGGCAGGATCACCCGGAAGGCATCTCCGACAGAGCCATCGCAAGAGAACTCGGTCGTCCGCAGAAGACCTTCGCGGATCAGATGAAAAAATACCGTACTGATTTAAGAAGAATCAGAGACGGCAAGTAATATCCCATACCACGAACCACAGCATTTCCGGCCACTGTCCCACTTCAGGATGGCGGTCGGAAGTTTTTTTATTTTTCCTCCGCTCAAAATGACTGCTCATCTCCAGTGGAACTTGAAGGACAGAGAGAAACGCCTTCAGAAAGCGAGGTGAACAGTATGTACCGCAGTTACGCAAACACTGGCGGGAACGTCAACGAGGAGATCAAACTTCTGAACTCCATCAGCCACGTATCCGCCCGACTGGCAAGAAACCTCTCAATTCTTGCCGCAACCAGCAAATCCGAGGAAGGAGGAAAAACAAATGTCAAAGATGGCAGATATGGCACAGACCATAGAAGACCTGCACAGAGCCGCTGCTGCTATTAACGACGCAGCCGAATGGCTGGCACAGCAGTTTTCTGGTCAGGATGAATCTAAGCAGCAGAGTTCTAAAAGTGCTGCCAAGAAGGATGAAAAACCTGAACTGAAGCTTGAGGATGTGAGGCCGGTTCTCGCTAACCTCTCCCGCGCAGGCCATACCGCAGAAGTCAGAGAACTGCTCCAGAAATACGGAGCCGCAAGGCTCTCTGCCGTAGATCCGGCAAACTACGAAGCCCTGCTCAAGGACGCGGAGGTAATCGGAAATGGCAGCTAAACAGCACGCGATCCTCTCCGCATCAAGCTCTGACCGCTGGCTCCACTGCCCGCCTTCCGCAAGGCTCTCTGAATCCTATGAGGATAAAGGAAGTGACTACGCTGCTGAAGGCACCGACGCCCACTCGCTTGCCGAGTACAAGCTAAAAAAAGCGCTTGGGCTCCCGGCAGAAGACCCGACCGAAAACCTCTCCTGGTATTCCGAAGAGATGGAGGACTGCACCACCGGCTATGCCGAATACGTGCTGGAACAGGTCGAGGCAGCCAAGGAAACCTACGCCGATCCGGTCGTCCTGATCGAGCAGCGAGTGGACTTCTCCCGCTGGGTAGAACAGGGCTTCGGAACCGCCGACTGCATCATCATTGCGGACGGTACGCTCCGGGTGATCGACTACAAGCATGGCTTAGGCGTTCTGGTATCAGCAGACGAGAATCCGCAGATGGAATGCTACGCCCTCGGTGCCTTGGAGCTCTTCGATGATATCTACGACATCGAAAAGGTCAGCATGACCATCTACCAGCCGAGACGCCAGAACGTCAGCACCTACGAGATCAGCAAAGATGACCTGTACCGCTGGGCGGACGAAGTACTGAAACCCACTGCGGAGCTTGCCTTCGCCGGAGACGGGAACTTCCTCTGCGGTGAATGGTGCGGCTTCTGCAAGGCCAAGAACGAGTGCCGTGCCAGAGCCGAAGCTAACCTGAAATTGGCGCAGTACGATTTTAAGCTCCCGCCGCTGCTTTCAGATACCGAGGTTGAGGTCATCCTCTCCAAGGTGGACGAGCTTGTGAGCTGGGCATCCGATATCAAGGAATACGCCCTTCAGCAGGCGCTCTCCGGTAAGGAATGGGACGGCTTCAAGTTAGTCGAAGGCCGCTCCAACAGGAAATACGGCAACGAGGCCGCAGTCATTCAGGCGGTCGAGAATGCGGGCTTTGACCCTTATGAGAAAAAACTGCTCGGCATCACAGCCATGCAGAAGCTCCTCGGCAAGTCCCGCTTCGATGAACTCCTGACGGCTTACATCGAGAAGCCACAGGGCAAACCCACACTTGTGCCGGAGTCAGATAAGCGCCCGGCCATGAATACAGCAAAAAATGATTTTATGGAGGAAAAAGATTATGAGTAAGAAAATGACAAATCCCATGAAGGTTATCACCGGTGTTGACACTCGCTGGAGCTATGCAAACGTCTGGGAGCCGAAGTCCATCAACGGCGGTGCTCCCAAGTACAGCGTGAGCCTCATCATTCCGAAGTCCGACACCAAGACAATCGAGAAGATCAAGGCTGCCATCGAAGCTGCCTACAAGGAGGGCGAGGCCAAGCTCAAGGGCAACGGCAAGTCCGTCCCTGCTCTCTCTGTCCTGAAGACCCCTCTCCGCGACGGCGATGCAGAGCGTCCTGACGATGAGGCATATAAGAATGCCTACTTCGTGAATGCCAACGCCACCACGGCTCCTGGTATCGTCGATGCCGATCTTAACCCGATCCTGACCCGCTCCGAGGTTTACTCCGGTGTGTACGGCAGAGCCAGCATCACCTTCTATGCCTTCAACTCTTCCGGTAACAAGGGTATCGCCTGCGGGCTCAACAACCTGCAGAAGATGCGTGACGGTGAGCCTCTTGGCGGCAAGGCAAGTGCTGAGTCCGACTTCGCCACTGATGACGACGAAGATTTCCTGAACTAAGGGAGGTGCGACCATGACAACTCTTCAGACAATCTTGGTAACTATCCTCATCGCTACATGGCTGGTATTCAGCATCGTCTTCCTCATCACGGCGATCCAGAGTTTTCTCAACGACCGCAAGCGTGAAAAGCGCGAGGTGGAATCCGCTGAACGCGACCGCAAGTATGCCGAGGAACGTAACCAGCGCGAGAAAGAACATGCCGCCCGCGAGGTTGAGTACCACGAGCAGCGTATGAAATCTCTCGAACAGTAAAGTAGCGGCAGGCGGCAGGGAGCAATCTCTGCCGTCTGTTTGAATTGAGGTGATCCTATTGAAAAACATATCCATAGATATCGAGACGTTTTCCGATATCGATCTGAACAAATGCGGCGTATACAAGTACGCAGAATCTCCGAACTTTGAGATCCTGCTCTTCGGCTACGCGGTCGATGGCAGCGAGGTACAGGTCGTTGATCTTGCCTGCGGAGAAGAAATCCCTGCGGACATCATAGATGCCCTGACCGACGATGACATTACCAAGTGGGCGTTCAATGCAAATTTTGAACGCGTCTGCCTGTCCCGGTATCTTTCCGATCTCGGTATCAGTCTTGACCCCTTCCATGATAACCATCCGCTTTCAACAGAGTGCGCCCGCTTCCTGAACCCGGAAGGCTGGAAGTGCTCTATGGTCTGGGCGGCTACGATGGGACTGCCGCTTTCCCTGAAAGGCGTCGGTCAGGTGCTGAAGCTCGAAGATCAGAAGATGGACGAGGGCAAGGCTCTCATCAAATACTTCTCTGTGCGCTGCGCTCCCACGAAGGCCAACGGCGATCGCACCCGTAACCTGCCATCCGATGATTCTGAGAAGTGGGCAACCTTCAAGAAATACAACAAAAGAGACGTAGAAGTCGAAATGGCGATTCAGCAGCGTCTCACGAATTACCCGGTTCCGGACTTCGTCTGGGACGAATACCACATCGACCAGGAGATCAATGATCGCGGCGTCCGACTGGACATGGATCTGGTGGAAGAAGCCATCGACATGGACTCCCGTTCCCGAAAGGAACTCACTGCGGCCATGCAGGAACTGACCGAGCTCGAAAACCCGAACAGCGTACAGCAAATGAAGCAGTGGCTTTCCGATAACGGTCTCGAAACCGACAGCCTTGGCAAGAAGGTCGTGGCCGAACTCATAAAGACCGCCCCGCCGGAGCTGCAGACCGTACTGGAACTTCGTCAGCAGCTTGCCAAGTCCTCCGTCCGGAAATATCAGACGATGGAACGTGCTGTCTGCGATGACGGCAGAGCTCGCGGCATGTTCATGTTTTACGGAGCCAACCGCACCGGACGCTGGGCAGGAAGGCTGATCCAGTTGCAGAACCTTCCGCAAAACCATCTGGAGGATCTGGCCGAAGCCCGCGCTCTTGTGAAGTCCGGCGACTTTGAATCCGTAAAGCTACTATATGAAGATGTCCCGGACACGCTCTCCCAGTTAATCCGGACTGCATTTATCCCCGCTGACGGGAACCAGTTCTATGTTTCCGACTTCAGTGCCATCGAGGCCAGAGTCATTGCATGGTATGCCGGTGAACAATGGCGGCAGGAGGTTTTCGAGAACGGTGGCGACATTTATTGCGCCAGCGCATCTCAGATGTTCCACGTTCCTGTCGAGAAACACGGCGTAAACGGTCACCTTCGCCAGAAAGGCAAGATCGCAGAACTCGCGCTCGGCTATGGCGGCTCGGTCGGTGCACTCAAGGCAATGGGTGCTATCGAGATGGGCTTGTCAGAAGATGAGCTTCCTCCGCTGGTCGAGGCTTGGCGGCAGACGAATCCCCACATCGTGAAATTCTGGTGGGATGTCGACCGGGCGGTCATGCAGGCGGTCAAGCATAAACAGACGACCAGCTGCTACGGGCTGACCTTCTCCTGCAGATCCGGGATGCTCTTTATCACGCTTCCGTCCGGCAGGAACCTCGCCTATGTTAAACCCAAGATCGGCACGAACAAGTTCGGCGGTGACTGCATCACCTATGAGGGTGTCGGCTCCACGAAGAAATGGGAACGGCTCGACTCATATGGCCCGAAATTTGTAGAAAACATTGTGCAGGCCACCTCCCGCGACATTCTCTGCTATGCCATGAAGACGCTCCGCTGCTGCTCCATTGTCATGCACATCCATGATGAGCTGGTCATTGAAGCTGATCCACGAATGTCGCTTGACGCTCTCTGTGAACAGATGGGAAGGACTCCGCCTTGGACGCCCGGCTTAAAGCTCCGCGCCGACGGTTACACCTGCCCCTTCTACAAAAAAGATTAAATATCATCCGCTCAAATCAGGCGTTCATCTCCAGTGGGAATTAGAGGTGGACGCCTTTTTCTATGTCTGCCCGGAAAGGAGGACTCCACAGTGAGTAACGATTATCGAAACAGTGAAGGCTATGCCGATCCTACGGCAGGAGAAGCTCTCTCCCGGATTCTTGCTAATGAGAGACAGTCCCTTCGCGCTTTCCGGCCTATCGTCTACATCTGCTCGCCTTACTCTGGCGATGTGGAAGCGAACGTAGCTGCAGCAAGACGCTATAGCAGGTTTGCCGTGGACAAGGGCTACATTCCCATCGCGCCACATCTGCTTTATCCGCAGTTTCTGAACGATGACGACGAGCAGGAACGAGAGCTCGGACTTTTCTTCGGGAATGCCCTGATGAGCAAGTGTGCCGAGGTCTGGGTATTCGGAAGCCGCATCTCAGCCGGGATGGAAGCAGAAATCAAACGCGCCAAGTGGAAAGATTACCGCTTGCGCTATTTCACAGAAGAATGTCAGGAGGACTAACGATATGTATGAAGTTAAAGAAAACCGCAGAACGCTCGGTGACGGCACAGAGATCACCACTTATACCCGCGACGTCGTAAGCTGCAACATTCTGGAGGTCGAAGCCGGTACCAACGGATACCAGGGCGGCGATTCCGGTCATGGCGGACGCACATACTTCCGCATCAAGGATGAAGGCTCCACGGACATGAATATCCAGACCCGTTCTGACCGCTACGGCGGCAGCGAAGTCGAGGTCATCCTTGGCGGCGACTGCGAACTGGAGACCATGATCCGCGCACTGAAGTTCATCACCAAGGTGCTCGAGGAGGAATCGCGGGAGGTGTATGACTGATGAAATACGCCACCGCCAACAGCCGCAAGGCTGTGAAATGGAAAAACGGCGATACCACGATGGAGGCCTTAAAGGCCAGATTCCAGAACACCGTCCGCACCACCGAAACCATCGAGGAATACCGCAAGATGTCCAAAGCCCAGCAGGCGGATATCAAGGACATCGGCGGTTTTGTGGGTGGGCACCTTCGTAACGGTCGCCGCAAGAAAGGCTACGTCCTCTGCCGCTCCATGCTGACTCTCGATATGGACTATGGCGAGCCGGATGTCTGGGATACCACGATCAGCAAGCTGTCGTACCAGTGCCTCTGCCATTCCACGCATAAGCATACACCGGAGAATCCGAGACTGCGTCTTGTGATCCCGCTCTCCCGTGAGATCAGCGAAGCCGAATACGAGCCTGTCGCCAGAATGTTTGCAAAAGAAGTCGGCATCGACATGTTCGATGACAGCACCTATGAAGCCAACCGCCTGATGTACTGGCCTTCGACTTCCGTCAACGGTGAGTATGTTTTCAAAGAAAAAGACGGCATCGCCCTGAACCCGGACGACTATCTTGCCAAATATGATGCATGGCAGGACTCCAGCACATGGCCTGTATCCTCCCGTGAATCCTGCGTGGAAGACCACGGTGCCAGCAAGCAGGCTGATCCGCTTGCCAAGCCGGGAGTCATCGGTGCTTTCTGCCGTGCTTATCCGATCTCGGCCGTTATCCCGGAGCTTCTTTCTGATATCTATGCGCCGACAGACGACGACTGCCGCTATGACTATATCCCGGCGGACAGCCCTGCCGGAGCTGTTTCCTATGGAGACAAGTTCCTGTATTCACACCATTCTTCAGACCCGGCCTGCAAAAAACTCTGTAATGCCTTTGACCTGGTACGCATTCACCGCTTCCGGGATCTCGACAAGGATGTGCTGGACGAGTCTACGCCCTCAAAGATGCCTTCCTATAAGGCCATGATGGATTTTGCTTCCGGCTGTGACAAGGTGAAGATCCTGCTGCTGAATGAGAAGCAGGCGCAGGCTGGTGAGGACTTTGCTTCTCCTGATGAAGACGGCGGTGATGACTGGAAAGCCAAACTACAATACCAGTCCCGTAGCACTGTTCTCCAGAACAGCGTATGGAATGAAATGCTGATCCTAAACAATGACCCGGACTTCGCGGGCTTTGCTTTTAATGAGATGGCTAACCGCATTCAGGTTACCGGTGAAGTTCCGTGGGATCGCCCTGCAGACAATAAATTCTGGCGCGATGCCGATACAGCGCAGCTTAAGGCTCTGATCGACGTCCGCTATGTCGCATTCTCCGACAGAAACCACAACGTCAGCTTTACCAAGGTCGCTGATGACCGCCGCTTCCATCCGGTCAGGAACTATCTGAACAGCCTGCCGGAATGGGATCAGACCCCGCGCCTCGATGAACTCTTCATCAAGTGCCTGCAGGCGGATGACTCGAAATATGTCCGGGCAGTTACAAGGAAGACCTTAGTGGCCGCCGTCACTCGCATCTACCATCCCGGTACCAAGTTCGATACCGTTCCCGTTCTTGACGGCGCACAGGGAATCGGCAAGAGCACCATGTGGAAGTCTCTGGCAGGTGATGAATACTTCTCCGACGCCCTCTCGCTGACTGACATGGATGACAAGTCCGGTGCGGAAAAGCTGCAGGGCTTCTGGATCATTGAAATTGGCGAGCTTGCCGGTATGAAAAAGGCCGACATCGAAAAGGTCAAGTCCTTCCTCTCTACTTCGGATGACAAGTACCGTCCCAGCTACGGCAAAGTAGTCGAAAGTCATCCAAGGCAGTGTGTCGTGGTAGCTACGGTCAACGGCGAGCACGGGTACCTCCGTGATATTACCGGAAACCGTCGCTTCTGGATCGTGAAATGCCGCCAGACGGAAAATGCCGTGCGCTGGAAAATCACGCCCGAAGAACGTGACCAGATATGGGCGGAGGCCAAGTATTACTACGAACAAGGCGAGAAGCTGTATCTCGAAGGTGACCTTCTTACAGAAGCGGAAGAAGCACAGAGAAGCGCTATGGAAACCGATGAACGCCAAGGCCTCGTGGAACAGTACCTGTCAAAGCTCCTGCCGGAGAACTGGTCTGAGATGGATCTCTACCAGCGTCGGAATTTCCTTGACGGTGATGACATCACATCGACCTCCGGCACTGTGGAACGTACCGAAGTCAGCAACGCGGAAATCTGGTGTGAATGCTTCGGCAGGAACATCGCAGATCTTAAGCCCTCCGACTCTTATGCAATCGCGGCTCTAATGACGCAGGTAAACGGCTGGAAACGCACCAATTGTAGAGGTTCTCAGCCGCTTTATGGACGTCAGCGCCTGTATGAGAAAACAAAGTAATCGGGACAACCTCTGGGACAAGGACAACTTTTACCCTTTATTTAATTCAGAGAAGAAGAAATAGAAGGCCACTCAGGCACCCGCGTACACGCGCGTAGGTAAATATAGGGAAAAGCTGTCCATTTGTCCCTACTTGTCCACTTCAAGGAGGACGAATGAGATGCAGATAGATGAAAAGACAATCGAGAAAAAGCTCGTAAATACAGTGAAATCGAGGGGCGGCATAGCTCCAAAGTTTGTCTCTCCCGGCTTTGACGGTATGCCGGACAGGCTTGTCCTTCTTCCAGGAGGAGTCATTGCCTTTGCCGAGCTTAAGGCTCCGGAAAAGAAGCCGCGCCCGCTACAACTGGCAAGGCACCGGCTCCTGCGGAAGCTGGGATTCAAGGTTTACGTTATCGACGATATTTCGCAGATTGGAGGGATGCTTGATGAAATTACAAGTGACCTGTGACTGGTGTGGCAGTTCTTTTGAACGAGAAGCCGCAGCCCTGAAAGGCAAAAAGCATCACTTCTGCTGTAGAAGGTGCCTCGCGGATTTCAGTAATAAAGAAAAGAATCCTGACGGCTATGTAGCCCTCAAGGATTACACCAACATGAGCAGCCACATGGCTCAGATGAATGAGGATTTGAATCATACAAGAATGACGCCCGAAACCCGGAAGAAGCTGAGAGCGTCTCGCTTAGGAAAAGGCCGCTGTGACGGATATTCCAAGATATACAACAAAGCCGCACATCGTGTGATCGCAGAACAAATTATCGGTCGACCACTGAAGGCTGGCGAAGTTGTCCATCACCGTGACGAGAACAAATACAACAACGATCCGGATAATCTGGTCGTATTCCCGTCCCAGTCGGCACATGCGAAATATCACTATGAGACGAGATGGTTCATTTCAGAAATAAAGCGAATTGAGGGAGGAGGTGATGCCGAATGAAGTTCATACCGCACGATTATCAGAAATACGCGATTTCTTACATCGAGAAAAATCCCGTAGCTGCCGTCCTGCTTGATATGGGCTTAGGTTGAGGGCAAGACAGTGATTACTCTTTCAGCAGTAAACGACCTCTTATTTGACAGCTTTGAGGTACGACGCGTGCTGGTGGTCGCTCCCTTACGAGTCGCCCGTGATACATGGCCTGCGGAGATCCAGAAATGGAGCCACCTTGCCGGTCTGACCTTTTCGGTCGCAGTCGGGACTGCCAAGGAGCGCCGGGCGGCACTTATGCAAGGCGCGGATATCACGATTATCAACCGTGAAAACCTGCAGTGGCTGATCGACGAGTCCGGGTTCCCGTTTAGCTACGATATGGTGGTTATCGATGAGCTTTCATCCTTCAAGAACCACAAGTCAAAGCGCTTCAAATCCCTGATGAAGGTACGACCGTTCATTCACCGTATTATCGGCCTGACCGGCACCCCTTCCTCCAACGGTCTCATGGATCTGTGGGCAGAATTCAAGGTGCTGGACATGGGAGCCCGGCTCGGTCGCTTCATTACACAGTACCGGACGAACTACTTCATGCCGGACAAGAGAAACGGCGAGATGATCTACTCCTACAAGCCGCTGCCCTACGCAGAGGATGCCATATACCGGAAAATCTCGGATATCACGATTTCCATGAAGTCGACCGACCACCTGAAGATGCCTGAGCTGGTTTCTTCGCAATATGAAGTCCAACTGTCCGAATCCGAGCGTGACCGGTACGAGGATCTGAAGCATGAACTGATCCTGCAGCTGCCGGGCGGAGAAATCACTGCCGCCAATGCAGCATCCCTCACCGGGAAGCTCGCCCAGCTGGCCAACGGCGCAATATATGCGGATACCGGCGAAGTCATCGAATTCCACGACCGGAAACTGGATGCTCTGGAGGATATCATCGAAGCCGCCAATGAAAAGCCGCTTCTCGTGGCCTACTGGTTCCGTCACGACCTCAGCCGGATCAAGAACCGCTTCAATGTCCGGGAGATCAAGACAAGCCGCGATATTGCTGACTGGAATGCGGGAAAGATTCCTGTGGCAGTCATCCATCCCGCTTCTGCCGGGCACGGCCTCAACCTTCAGGCTGGCGGTTCCACCATTGTCTGGTTCGGCCTGACCTGGTCTTTGGAATTATACCAGCAGACAAACGCCCGGCTCTGGAGACAGGGTCAGGAGTCCCGCACCGTCGTGATCCAGCACATCATCACGAAAGGCACCATCGATGAGAGGATCTTGAAAGCCCTCTCCAAGAAGGAGATGACACAGTCCGCACTGATCGACGCTGTCAAAGCCGAGGTGGTGTGATGGCCGACCCATACGAGAACATCGCCAACGGAGTAGTGCTGCAGGCTGTGAAGGATTACCGGGACGCCCTGAAACGCCTGAAGAAGAAGCCGAGCAATAAAGCCGCTATGGCAGATGCAATGGAATGCGAGCGGTTCTTCCGCTCCGGCTGGTACAAAGCACTCACGAGTGTGGACGGCGAGTACCTGATACAAAAACTACGAGAGGAGGCGAAAGCCAAATGACAGTAAAAGAATATCTCCATCAGGCATATCGCCTTGATCAGAGAATCAAGTCCGACACGATGGAAGCCCAGAACCTTCGGGAGATGGCTGGCAGCGTGTCCGCAATACAATATGATAAAGACCGCGTTCAGACATCAAGGAATACCGACGCACCCTTTGTCCGGACGCTTGAGAAGCTCTGGGATCTGGAACAGAAAATCGCACGGGAGCTTGAGATGCTATCTGACCTGAAGAAACAGATCCGGGAAGTGATTGAGGCGGTTCCGGACACGGACGAGCGCATAGTACTCAAGTACCGGTACATCCACAACTATACGTGGGAGCAGATTGGCATGGAGCTTTGTGCAGACGCCCGCACCATACGGCGATGGCACGGCAAAGCCCTGCTGCATGCTTCCGTACCGGAGAACCCTATCATCATATGAAAAGCGCCCGAAATGTCCGCATTTGTCCTAAGATGCCCACCTACCCTTTATGGTAGTATATAATCAGCGAAAAAGAATAAAGAACGGCTGAACGCACAGCCGCACGAGCCTTGTGGGTACACACCCGCAGGGCTTTTTCTTTGCCCGAAAGGAGGCGCGGCTTATGCCAATGAAACCAAAGAGACCGTGCCGCTTTCCCGGCTGCCCGAACCTGACCGACGGTGTTTACTGCGAGGAGCACGCCAAGATCATGGAACAGCACTACGAGAAGTTCCAGCGCGGCTACTCTCCCGGCAAACGCTACGGCAGGTCTTGGAAACGAATCCGTGACAGGTACGTCCACAAGCATCCGCTCTGCGAGCAGTGCCTGAAGGAAGGACGATACGTTGCGGTTGAGGAAGTCCATCACATCATTCCTCTCTCCGAAGGAGGAACAAACGATGAGTCGAACCTCATGAGCCTCTGTCGTTCGTGCCATGAAAAAATTCATCGCGAGCGCGGCGACCGGTAGGGGCGGTCGAAATCTCTAAAACCGATTTGCCCGGAAAACGGCGCGGGGTCTTCTTCGCAAAAATTGCAATTCAAACGGGGTATTAAACCCAGCCCGATAAGACAAGGAGTGATTGACGTGGCAAAAGACGGAACCAATCGCGGCGGGCGGCGTGTA